TTCTAATTATAATAAAAAATTATTTTATACTTTTTCTAATCAATTCATTGTTGATCCATATACTTATCAGGGATATAATCAAAATTCGCCAAATAGTTTACCAACCAACGGTGGATCAATTACATTAGCACAATCTAAAACACAATATCCTGAAACATGGAAAACATTAGAAACTTATATTGGGTTTTCAGAAATACCTGAATTGGCGTATTCAGATAATGGATCATATATTACAGATTTCTTTATTGATATGAATGTTGAGTTTAGTGAAACTAACATCAAGAATTTCGCACCAATTATAAAAATGTATGCAACCCAAAAATTGGGGGATGATAATATGAATTTACCAACATTTTATTCGTTGATGAATACATACATAACAAAAAACACAACATATCTTAATACTTTGTTTGATTTGGAAATGACTAGATTGAGACAAAAATTACCAAACGTTGATATAACTAAAACTGATGATAGTGTTAAATCTAATCTTGAAGGAGAACAAACAAGATATGAATTGTGGGATTTGTTCAAAACAATAAATGATACTTGGATATCAGGAGCTGATTTAAAAAATAAAACATTGTTTGAGGATGTTTTATTTATGGATAGGGCAAGTAGAGATGTTGGACAAAAAGTATTTGTTGACGTGTTTAAATTAAAAGATTTAATTGAAAATGCAAGTTATAAAAACACATTACTTGATTTAGTACAAACAGTATTAGTAGAAAATAATTTCGTTAATTTTACATTACCTGCGTATGCTAATTTCTACAATGTTAGAGATGTAAGTAAAAACCCATCACCAAAACCTGAAGGAACATTAGAGTTCGCAAACACTTTATTTGGAACATTTTTAAATGTTGATTATAGAGAAACCGCGGCAAAATTCCTTTGTTTGTATGCTAATCCACCAAGTAAATATCTTGCGATGAACGATAATGTGGATTTTAGATATAGAGATGACGCTTTTGATTTAAGAAGATCAACTGATAATCCATTATTAGAAAACCAAGAAAATAAAACCAATTGGGATAAATCAAATAAAGTTGTTGGATTTAACGTAGATATCGGACCACAAAACCAACAGATATTCAAACAGTTTGAGGTTTCCCAAGATCCAGGATTACCAACATCAGAATCTTTGGAGGTATTAAATCAAATGGCAAATTTGGATAGAAACAGAGGTGGATACAGTCAAAGTGTTTCGTTATATAATCTATATAAAAATAGAAGTTATAAATGTTCTATTGATATGATGGGTAATGCGTTAATGCAACCTATGATGTATTTTAATTTAAGAAATGTCCCAATGTTTAGTGGTCCTTATATGATTACTAAAGTTGCTCATAGAATATCTGAAAATGGATTTGATACAACGATTGAAGGACAAAGACAACCATTCTATAGTATTCCTAAAATTGAAAGTTATATTCAGTCATTAAGTAAAAAAATACTTGAAAATATTAGAGAACAAATCCAACAAACGGATAAGATTGCAAACGCAGGGACAAATGATGTGATAGGTCAAGTTAGTGATGTTATTAATAATACAAACACTAAAATATCATTAAGTGCAAATCAAACTTGTGGTGATAAATTAATTGAGACATATAAAGATTATACAACAGAAACACCAACAAGTACAAGTATTAATATTAAAGATTTAATTAGTAAGATTAACGACAAGGTAAATGCAATACTACCAAAATATGCGGACACAAAATTATTGGGTGAAGTAATTTATAGTATTATTTCATTAAGAATACCTTTTGATACTACTTTTACAACTTATAATAATAATTACGGATATATACCATTAACATCCGCATATGGAGGATCCAAGGATAATTTTAAAACAACATATTTTTGTTCTTCAAATAATACACCATTAGCAAGTTTTAATAGTGTTGATTCATTTATTGATTTTATGATAAGTAAATATAGTAAACAACTAATAGGGAGTATTAACAAATATAATAACCAATTCTCAAGTTATAATACTACAAGATTAAGTAAGTCAATTGTTAAATTTTATATTTTAGAGTTCCCAACACAAAATGATCCCAATGTATACGATAATTTTGAAGAACAAAAGATAACTGAATACGAAGCAATTGTTAGTAAAGCAATTAAAATATACTTAGAAAATATTGGACAATAATATGGTTTAAATTTTTCTGAACTTAATGATATTTATATATAAATAGAAACTATGAGTACAAAACTAATATTAGATAATTACTTGGGTAAGAACACAAGAGTTACAGAAAAAGATGCTGGAAACGGATTTAAAGAAGTGTGTGATTTGGACACAGGAGATTGTTATACTATCAGAATGAAAGATGGTTTAATTGAACGTGTTGATAATACAATGAATACAAATAAAAAAATACAAGTTGAAACCAAAACAGGTATAAAACAATTATTAAACGGATAAGATGGCAATTGATAAAAAAATAATTGAAGAGATTAAGAGATATAACTCCATTAATAATTATATTATGGAACAAGATGTTCCTGATTTACCACCACCACCTGCAGAAGGAGGGGAATTACCACCACCACCCGCAGGAGAAGGGGCACCTCCAGCACCTGGAGAACCACCTGTAGATCCTGCTGCGGCTCCCGCACCACCTGAGGCACCTGCACCACAACCTGTTGATGTTGCAAATGATCCTGATGTTGAGGAAATTGGTAATGAAAAAGATGAAACGGAAGAATTGGATATTACTGACTTGGTAACATCACAACAAAATATTGAAAATAAACAAGAAGAGTTCTTCAACAATTTATTTCAACAGATTCAAAATATGGAATCTAAATTAGGTGAAATGGATAGTATTGTTAATGCAATCAATAGCCTTGAAACTAAGGTTGAAAAAATGAGACCAAAAACTCCACAAGAAAAATTAGAATTGAGAAGTTTAGATTCAGGTCCATTTACCCAAAAATTAAGTGACTTTTTTACAGACAAAGAAGAAGACATGGAAAAATCTGGAAAGAATGAATATGTTCTAACAACTGATGAAGTTGAAGATTTTTCACCAAAAGAAATCAAAGGTACTTTTAACGCCTTTGATGACGAAGATATGATGCCTTGATTTTGAAAGGGGAGTAAATGCCCCTCTCAAAATTTTTTTTAACGACCTTATTGACTACTACTTATTTACTACTTATATTTTCTACGTAAACCTTTAAATTAATATACAAATGGCGACAAACAATGTTTTAGATGCGGTTTTGGCTCAGTATGAGAGCTCAAAACAAGGTGGTTTTTCTAACACCTCAAAAATGTCTCAGGACGAAAGAATGAAAAAGTATTTCGCGGCAATCCTTAAGGACAACGAAAAACAAGGTCAGAAACGAGTACGTATTCTACCTACAACAGATGGATCTTCACCATTCAAAGAAGTATGGTTCCACGAGATCTATGTGGATGGTAAATGGCAGAAATTTTACGACCCATTGAAAAATGACAATGAGAGATCACCATTGACAGAAGTTTATGATGATTTGATGTCAACGGGTAAAGATTCTGACAAAGAAATTGCAAAACAATATAAAGCACGTAAGTTTTATATCGTTAAAGTAATTGATCGTGATAATGAACAGGATGGTGTAAAATTCTGGAGATTTAAACACAATTACAAACAAGAAGGAATCCTTGATAAAATTATTCCTATTTGGAAGGCAAAAGGTGATATCACTGATTCTGATAAAGGTCGTGATCTTATCTTGGAATTGACCAAAGCAAAGACACCAAAAGGTGCGATATACACAGTTATCCAAACTGTTATGTATGACGATCCAACACCAACTCACGAAGATGTTGAAACAATGAATGAGTGGGTTAATGATGAATTATCTTGGGATGACGTATACTCTAAAAAACCTGTAGAATATCTTGAGGCGATTGCACGAGGAGAAACTCCACGTTGGGATTCTGATAAAGGTGGTTATGCATATAGTAATGATACTGTTGCAGAAACTTCTATTGGTGGAAGTAAATCATCTTCAAAACCAAGTTCTGATCCACAAGCAAACCAAGAGGTAGACGAGGAATTACCTTTCTAAAAAAAGATCCAATAAAAGATAGGTAGTGATTTACAAAGTCACTACCTTTTTTTATCTTTTTACAAAACAAACATTATGGCAATTAAAAAGAAAGAAGTATCATTTGATACAATCAAAAGTAAATTTTCTACAAAAACAAAATATAAACCTGAAAGTTTTTATAATTGTGGTGAAGCATTTATGGAGGCTAGTGGATTACCAGGTCCTGTTATGGGAGCTATTAATATGTTCTTGGGACACTCAAATACGTCAAAGACAACCGCAATGATTCTTGCTGCCGCTGACGCACAAAGAAAAGGTCATTTACCCGTTCTTATTATTACCGAAAAGAAATGGTCTTGGGAACACGCAATTGAATTAGGATTACAAGTTGATAAAACTGAAGATGGTGAATATGATGGTATGTTTATTTTTAACGATTCTTTTGATGTGATTGAACAAGCAACTGAATTTATCAATGATATCCTTGACGCACAAGAAAAAGGTGACATCCCTTATAGTTTATTATTCCTTTGGGATAGTATTGGATCAATCCCTTGTCAAATGACATTT